TAAACCCATTTGATTTATGGAATGGTGCAAATTTCAAACTCAAGATTCGTAATGTAGAAGGATATCGTAACTATGACCGTTCAGAGTTTGATTCTCCATCTGCTTTGAGTGAAGATGATTCTGAACTAGAGCGTATCTGGAAATCAGAAAATTCTTTGCAAGAGTTTGTAAATGAATCCAATTTTAAGTCCTATGATCAGTTGAAGGATCGTCTTATGCGGGTTCTTAATATGGAACAAAAACAAGAACCAGTATATCGTCCAGAAATGGATATTCCTGAGACTAAACAACCTGAATTTTCTAATACTGATTATCAGGTTACTAGTAATAACGACGATGATGAATCATTGGAGTTTTTTCAAAAACTGGCAAATAGCTAAGTTTAAGGGGAGCAATGCTCCCCTTTTTTATGTATCACCCATATGTGCTTCTGAATCTATTTGTGGTGTAGGATCTATTGGGGTTTGTCGAGGAGGTGGTGGTGGAGGAGCTAATAGGTGTTGTTGTAATTTTGGTTCTTCTTCAGATAATGGGTGTTTAAAAGCATTATTTCTTGAATTTCTAAAAAAAAGTTGTGCTGGTGATATTGATGTTGCTGATGTTCCTGCTAAAAACTTTGCTATTGCTGTTATGTCATCATTAGATAATGGTGTCATTTTACTATCAGGAACTTTTGCTGGTATATCTTCTCGTTTTGGTGGAACAACTTTTCCACCTCTTCTTGATTTACGAACAGGGGGTGGTGATTTAAATTTTGAATATTTTTCTGGTGTAATTATTTTTTTCTTAATTAGATCTAATATAACAGGATCATCTTTACTAATAATACCTTTTTCAATCAATTCTTTAGCATATGCTTTTCTTCTTGAGGGCGATACTGCTTCAAAATGCATTCTATCTGTTCCAAGTTGTGCAAATCCATATTTCATAGCTAAATATTTCACGTTCTCTGGCATATCAGTTTTTCCTGGTATATACCCACCACTTCTTCCCCATCCCTTATAAGGATTTTTTGAAGGATTTATGTCAATTGCTGTTCCCCAAGAATGCATTGAAAGTCTTTTTCCACCTCTCATTGTTCTAAAATTATAAGAACTAACATGATCCATTTTGTAACCACGATCTATTAATTCATTTAAAAATCCTTTTGCACGGTCAGCAATTGCTTTATTTACAGTAACTTTTTTGCCATTTTTTAAAGTTATAGTAGTTTGGTTTTTTCTTATTCCTGGTCTACCAAATTCTTTAATTCCTTCTCTTGTTCTTGCATAATTAAACGGTGAACCTTTTCCACCCAAATAGAATTCTCTTTCGGTTGTTCCTTTTTGTGGATCAATTCTATCTGGAATGTTTTTCATAGAACCTATTTTATCTTTATATTGTATTTGTCCTGGTGCTTCACCTTCTCCTGGTGTATCTCCTGGTTCTGGTGCTGATTCTGATCCTGGTGATGGTTGTCTACTCTCAGATGTATCTTCTGGCAGATTAAAATCTCGGTTTGTTCTTGCTTGTGGTGTTCTAGGTGATTCTTTTGTTAACCCAAGACTTTTACCAACTGTTGCTGCTAATGCAGGAACAGAACCTAGAAGTAATCCTACTAAAGCAGAAAGTAAAGATGGATTCTGTTTTAAGTAGTTTATAATATCATCTTTTGTTATTGACGATAAACCTTTAAGTCTGTCTCTTAATGTTGTAGATTCCTTTTTTTCTTTTTGTGTTATTTTTATAGAATCAATATTTTCACTAATATTTAAAAAATTAGCACTTAATGAAGAAATGTTTTCAACAACAGAACTAGATAAATTATTTTCTGTTGAAGATATACCAGTTATTCTTTCACTAATAACACTAAGTGTCTGGAATAATCTTTCTAATAAAGAACTATTTTTGTCTAATGAACTAGATAAACGAACGATAGATTTATCAATGTCTTTAAGTTTAGGATCTAGTTCATTTAGTTTTCTTAACTTCAAGTCTAAGACACGAGATAGTAATCTTAGATATCTTGAAATTTTATTATTATTTCTTCGTGCTTCAACTCTAAACAAGTTAATGCGTGTTCTAATATTTCTTGTTTTAGAGTTTAATAATGCTGATACTTTTTGAAGATCTGATTCTAACATTTAGGTATAGATTTCATTTAAATCTGGTTCAGATGATTTAGGTTTTTTGTGAGGGGGCGGTGGTGCACTATTAACACCCGTTCCTGATTTATTTTGTCCTGGAGGAGATATATCATTATTATAAAAACGAGGTCCTGCTAAAGTACCTGCAACAGGCTGACTTTGTGATGGTGCTTGCTGTGCTTGTTTTTTTGCTTCTTCTTCTACTTTTCTAGATCTTTTTAATATATCATCTAAAATTTTATTCATTTCATCTTTAGTTTTAGGTGGAGTAAGATTAGGTGGAGTAAGATCAGCATCGTCCATACTTTGAAGCATTTTAGATTGCTCCATTAACTTTTCCATTCTGTTTTTATCAACATATCTTTCATATCCAAGCATTCTTCCAAAATCAGATGGATCTCTTAAAATACCTCTAAAATCAAGAAGTGGTTGTTTTTTTTCAATTTTTCCAAGAGCAGATGGTTTTAGTGGTTGTTCTTTTTCAATCATACCCTCAATATCCTTACCATCCTTATCTCCAGGCATACCTATCGCTCTTCCCATATTTTCTAGATATTTTGGTATCTCAGAACTTGTAGGATCATATACTGTTCCAGTATCATCACCAAGCGAATCTTTCCCTAGAGACGATTCAAATTGTTGTAGTGATTTTTGATACTGTTCTTCAGCATATTTTTCATTTCTGCTTTCAACTTCCTTTTTTGAAAGTCCAGTTTCATCACCATATGCTGGATTTATTCCAAAATAAGGTAATATACTTCTAGATCGTTCTTCTTTATATCCTTGTTGTTCTTGTTGTGTTTTAGCATCAGGTTGTTTTTCAGCATCAGGTTGTTTTTCAGCATCAGGTTGTTTTTCAGCATCAGGTTGTCTTTGAGCATCATTTAATTTTACTTGATCTGCTGCTTCCCTAGCGTCACTAAGAGATATGTGTGGATTGCCTCCTCTAAGATTTCTTATCATAAATCCTTCTTGTCTAGGTCTGCGTTCTGCGTGAATGTGATCTCCTTCCAATAAAATATAATTAAATCCACTCCTTTTTAATCCCTGAATAGTTTTTTGAAGATCTTCTTTACTAACACCTCTTGTTCTTATGTCTATAGCTTGTCCTCGTGCGTGTGCACCAGGTCTTGGTTTTCTTCTTTCTATTGGATGTCGTGGAGATCTGTATGTTGATGTAACAACAGCTCCTGATGGTGCTAATCTTTTAAAATTTTCAAGTGATTGTTTTGTTTCTTCGTTTAAATTAGATGCTCTTCTTTCTACACTCTGACTAGAAAACGAAACATTGTCTGGTATTTCATAACCACTGGTTTCTTGTCTTTGTGGTGGTTCTCTTCTAGCATCAGGAGGAGGTGCTGTTTCTGTTTCTTGTCTTTGTAATGGGTTTACTCTATTTCTTCTATAATAATAATCTGATATCGATTTTGATGTTATTGGTCCTGTTGGAGATGATCTCCATCCTGGATTTGCTCTCCAATATTTTTGTCCAACTCCATATCTTCTAAATACAGTACCTAGATCTTGATTTGGATCTAAATTTTTAGATAATGATGCTGGTGCTGCTTGAATAAGAGGAAGACCTTCTCTACCACCAGTCCAACCACGATTTTTGTGTTCGTCTAGTAATTTTTCATACATCAAAATTTGTTGTACTGGAGAAAGTTTTCTTATTTCATTACTACTATACGATCTACCCCAAGCCTGTTTTCCATAAAGAGTTCCTCTTCCCATTTGAAAGAGTCCCCCATAACCACCACCAGGAGATAAGAGTGTTGGATTGTAATTTGATTCTCCCTGTATGATGCCATAAATATCTTCTCTAGTTACATTATGTTTTTCAGAAATTCTTTTAACAGCATCAGTAAATTCTTTATTATTATCTAAATTATTTATTCTTCTTTGTCTTGATTTTGGTACTTTTAAATTTGGATCATATTTTTGAGTTGGCCCAGGATCTATTGTTGGTCCTGGCTCTCTTTGACCGCCTGTTCTTCCTCCACCAGATGTATCTGGTGGTGGTAGATTAAATTCTGCATCACTTCCTGCTTGTGGTGTTCCAGGAGGTTCTTTTCTTAAAGCTGCAGCAGTACCTAAAGCACCAGCACCTAAAGCAGCACCTAATGCTAGGGGACTTGTTAAAATGCCTTTAATTCCAGATAATACTGAACCAATAAGACTTTGTTTTGTTTCTTCACCAGCTCCTGTGGCATCAGCAGCTGCTACACCAGAAACAGTTTTTCCAGTAGCAGAGTCTACAACAACTGTTCCTCTAGCACCTTCAACTGCAGCAGTTCTTGATTCTCTCTCTTGTTGAAGAGAGAGTTTATCTACTTTTTCAGTTATATTTTGAGATTGGTTGGATAGATATGTTAGTTGGTTACTTGTAACTGTGGATAGTTTTTCAATGTTCTGAGAAACAGAATCTACAGTTCTTTGTAGTTGATTTTGTTGTGATAATATATTATCAATTTTATTATTTGTGACAGATACATTATCTGCCACACTTTGAACACTTGTTTGTATTGAATTTATCTCAGAAGAAATTTGATCTATTTTTGATAGTTTTTCATCAATAACAGATTTAATTGAACCTATAGTATTTTCAAGTGTTTGATTATTATTAGAAGCTTCTTGTCTAAAATTATTAAGGTTTGTAGACAATTCATCAACTTTTGAATTTATTAAATCACTTATCTTACTTAAAATTTCTTCTGATTCTACTGCCATTATACTAGACTTTCTTGTTCTCTTTCTTTTCTTTGTTCATCAAGATGTCTTAATAGCATATTCATATAGATATCCCGCTCAAATGGTATTAAGTTTTCTATTTCTGTAATAGAATATTTATGGTGTTGAGCCATTGAGAAAATTACGTGATAATAATTCTCTAAACTATTATGACTCAACGCCAAGTAAAAAAATCATTTAATGAGTTGAACTCTATAGTCCTTTCATTACCAAGAGAATTTTTATATCTAATGGTGTGTTGTAACTTTGGACAATTTTCAAAAAATTCTTGAACCTGTTCAAAAACTTTAACACTAAGGTTTTCAAGAAAGTCTTCAATTTCTTGATTTGAATAATCACTTAGTTCATAAACTTCATCTCCATTATAAATCTTATCCACACATCTAACAATTAGTTTAAACAAATGTTCATCTTCTTCATTTAAGAATTCTTTATCATCATAAAGTTTTGCAGATGGATATTTCATAATCATTCCAATACTGTCAGAAATTTTTATAATATCTTTTTTTTCTTTTGGAATATCAACTTTAATATTTTTTAAATTTACTTCAAAATCATAAACTTTATCATCCTCATAATCTTTATATGAAACCTTTAAAACTTCTTCTACTGATATTGCTCTTAATTGTAGAAAGATATATTCTAAATCAAATATTGCTAAACTATCAATATCAAGATCGCTATCCAAAGAGCAATTATTTACTATTTGTTTAATTGCTGTAAGAATATCTTCTGGTTCATCAGACTCTTTTGCCATTAGAAGAAGTTTTTCTTCTTTTACAAGAAAGGGTCTGAAGTTTTTCTTTTTACCAAGTGAAGGCACTTCAATTTTATATGATGGGTGTGATATTTTAGGTAACATTATATTCTCCAAATATTATTGTAATAAATCAGTAAGTGTTTGTTGTCTTCTTAAATTAGTTCCTACGATTACATATTCTCTATAATGTGCTGATAAAGTTAATTCTACAATTCCTGGGTCTGCCCAAGAAATAGGCACCTCTGTTATAACGACAGGATATGCATCAAACAAATTAAATCCAACAGCATTTTCACCTTCTGGTGTGAATAATCTTAATTCAAATGTAGAAGAATAATCTTCTCTGAAACCAGCATCATAGTTAGGCAATTCATTTATATTTCCAGATCTTTGGTCTGCACCACCAGTAGCATCAAAAACTTCTCTTATCCAGTTGTGCCAAAATCTCCAAACATCTCCCAACTTATCACAAGTTACAGTAAATATGATTTCATTGAATTGTGTTGAGAATGGATACTTATGAACTGGTCCAACACCATATCTTTGAACATTTACAGTAGAAACTGCGATTTGTGGAGTACGAACATTAGCAATTCTAAACTCCATCATCTTAGAAATATTTCTTGTGTCATTGCCACCTTCAACATTTTCAATAACAGCATTCTGTAATAGTCTAGGCAAATGAACAGTCATATTAAACTGGTTCTTTTTCAAATAACCATTATTATGAATTTCTTCTCTAAAAGTGCTTATGTTGAAAGGCATTTAAATTTCCTGTTTGTTTATCTTTTATATACCCATTGTGCTGTTTGTAGAGGAACTACATTTTCCCACTCATCAACTGGTATTCTTATGAATCTACTTCTAATGTGTCCTCTAAGGTAATGCTTTACACATAATCTCATTAATGGGTCTTTACTATCAAAATTAACATTTAATCTAAAATTAGGAGGTATATCTTTTCTATCTATACCTGTTAAATTAAATAGAAACTGTAATCTCATTTTAGGGTCTTCTATATAATGAAGATTTAATCCTAAAAATCCACCTTTTGCTGGTCCCAATGGAATAACAAGAGGGAATCTATCCCACATTGGTAATGTATCTTTATGTTTAGCATCATAGTAAAACATAATTAGATTACCTTGACCTCTGTTTCCAGAAGTTTTTAGTATATTAGTTCCTTTATCATCAGGGTCTGTAGGAAGTCTATTATAACCAGTAAGTTGTCCAACTCTATTTTGAAACCATTCTGCTGATTTTTGTCTTAGACTCTCTAGTGTTTTTCTGTTTAATAATTTTAACAGATTTGAAAAATTCATTATTTAATTCCTAACTCTTTTTCTGTGAAGATGTGAAAGGTCCATTTTCTATCTTCACAGAATTCTTTAGCTGCTTTCCACTTTGCTTCATTTACACCCCAATTTTTTACCTCAGATAAATATCTTTTGGTAATCTTTTCTTTTTTCTTTGGTGGTCTAGTTTGATTTGCTGGTTTCACTTCTATTAACACCGTTTCTTTCTTACCATTTCTATTTATCTTATTTACTATAAAATCAACAAAATAACGATGTATTCTATTATCGATAGGTGAACGGTATGGTATGACTACTTCTTCAGAACCCCAGGATATTATACTTGGGTCTTCGTCAAGTCTTATCATTAATTTCAATTCCCAACTTGAACGATAAATAATGTTAGTTGGGTTTCCCATATACTTATCTGGATTTTTTGGTTTAAAAAAACCTTTATACTTGCTCATTTTCCATATAAATAAATAAAAGTATTTATACATTAAGTAGGAATCAAATGCCACTAAGATATTCAGGCGGAGTGCCTAGAAATATTCCACAAAAACCACAACCTCGTAGAACAGGAAGTTCTGTGTTTCCTAGTGATTTAATCACTGGTAATAGAAGATATTACATACAAATTGAATTAGTTAACTACAGAAGTGGGTCATTTAGTAATATTTTTGGTGCACAAACAAGAAATCCAAGTGGTGGTATTATTCTCCCAGTTCCATCAAGTTTAGCAGATGTAAGTGTTTTGAATTGGGAACAAAAAAGTTTATTAGATGAAGGTATGAGAACTGCGGGTTCTATATTTGGTTCATCTTTGCAAGCAGCTTTTCAAGCTGGAAGTTCTACTGCTGCTATAGCAGGAGCTTATGCTGGAGTAACAGTTAATCCTGGGTTGTTTATGGTATTTACTCAACCTAATTTTAAAGAATATGTATTTAAATGGGATCTAGTTGCTAATAATGAAGACGAAACAAGAAGAATAGCTGATATTGTTAACTCATTTAAATTTGCTGCTGCTCCTGCTTCTACTCTTGAAAATACGGCATATTTATATCCAGATATTGCAATAATGAAACTATTTCCAAAAGACTACTACACTTTTGTAATGAAACCAGCAGCAATTACATCAGTTCAAGCTCAGTATAATGGTGCTGGACAACCAGCATTTTTAAGAAATGGTGCTCCAGTAAATGTAAAATTAGCAGTTCAATTTAAAGAAATCCAAATATGGGAAAAGAATAGTTGGAGTAGAGGAACTAGTTAATGCCAGAAGATAGATATTTCGATAAGTTTCCACAAATACAATATTCCAATACTGCTTCTATTGATATCACAAGAAGAGTGACAATAACTGATATTGCTTACTTTAACCCTTATATTTTCTATACTTATGATATTTCAGAGCACGAAAGACCAGATCAGTTTAGTTATAGATATTATGACGATCAGTTTAAAACTTGGTTAGTATATCTATCAAATAAAATTGTAGATCCTTATTATGAATGGTATTTGTCAGATGACGAGTTCAATTCCTTTCTCACTACAAAATATGGATCTGTTGTGGAATCCCAACAAAAGATTGATTATTATAGAAACGATTGGACTAACAGTGACCCATTAGAAACAAATGGATATGAAGCACTTGCTTTTTCTTTGAAAAAATATTGGCATCCAGTGTATGATGATTTTGGTAATATACTAGAGTATAAAAGAGTACCAAAAGATTGGAAGATAACAACAAATAAAATTGTTTCTTATGAAGTAAGCAACACTAATTTTGTAGAAAATGAAATATGTGATATTGTATTTACAGCATCAAATACTGGTTCTGGGCAAGTTATTTCTTCTTCTAATACGAGAGTGTATTTAAAACATTTATCAGGAACACATTTAGAAAGTAATACTATTACTATTTCAGGTTCAAGTTACATATACGGTAGAGAGAGTGAGATAAATACAATTTTTACATCTGCAACTCTTGTATCAAATAATATAGCACCAGAAGAAGAAGTTTATTGGAAAGGTATTACACATTATGATGATGAACTTGAAAAGAATGAATTTAACAGAACTATTAAAGTTTTAGACAGTTCGTTGGCAGGAAATGCTGTTATAGGTTTACTTGACTTACTTGAGGAATAAATATGCCTAAAGAAAATCCAGGACAAATATCAAGCTTACAAGTTACCATTGGTGGTCAGACAGTAGACCCTGCTCTTGTTGCTGGTATTATGATAAAACAGTGTTTATCACAAAAATTTGGTCCTATTGGTAGAATATCTGTAATTGATGCAGAAAGAAATTTAGCAAAGATAAAAGGTGATGGGTCAGAGACAGCAGAAGTTAGTTGGACAGACCACAACGGTCAAAGGTTTAACTTTGAATTTATGGTTGATACTGGGCAAAATATAGATTCTCATAGTGATGGCAGTGATACAAACAATTCTGCAAGAAAACATAACACTTATATTTTTACTTTAAATGGAAAAAACACAAAGAAGGTAAATGGTGGTGTTGTTTTTGGTGCTAAAAATGAACCTGTGGAAGAATATTTAAGAAATATTTATAAAAAATTAGACTCTAAACCTTTAATAGCAAAAGTAAAAACTGACCCAACTTCTCTCGATTTTAAACAAATGTCTTTTTATGATGCAGTTCAAAAGTGTCTGAATAATTGTAAAGTCCAAGGTCCTGAAAAATCTTCTTATTGTTTTGTTTTTGAAGATAAAGATGGCAATCCAGTTCTTGATAGTTGTGAAAATATGTTTAGTGGATCGCCTGTTGCTGATTTTACAGAAAGTGCAACAACTCCAGAATTTCCAGATGATAGAATTATTATTGAATATTCACCATTTAATATTTTTGGTAATTTCCATCAAATTAGAAATGCTTTTGTAAAATCAAACTATCATAACAAATTTACTGGTGCTACTGGTTATAATGTTGATGGAGAAAATAAATTTAAAACTCTTGGTAGAAATCCAGGAAAAAAAGATCCTGGTAGTCCTAATAATAATATGCATTACTCAGCAGATTCACTTAATAATGAAAAACCACAAAATAAATACAGAACAATGGCAGATAGATATAATTTTCAATCTGCTCACCTTAATGATAATGCTTTTGAAATTAAAGTTTTTTCTAAACCTGGTGTAGATGTATCGAAAATTATTAACGCTTCTATTCTAGCAAAAGATGATAAAAATACTACTACTGGAAATCCAAAAACAAATGGAAAAGGGTTAGTGAGGACTATTATACATAGAATTGGTGCTGTTGGAGAAGAACCAAGATATACTCAAGTGCTTCAAATTTTAAAGGGAGACCCAGAAGGAAGATGATAAGATATGGTATGATAGTTCATAAACCTACAACAGAAAAAGAAGGTGGTAATGGTGTAAGTGTTGGTATGATGATTAGAGATATGATGAGTCAACCAGCAGAATATATTAAAACTGAAGACTTAAAGAGAGCTAAAGTTATGATGTCTACAGAAAATGCTAATTTGGCTGGATTGGGAGGCACACCACATTTACCAGAAGGTACTTATGTTTTATACACAGAAATTGATGGCATTCCCCATATTCTAGGAACTTCTGGGAGACCATTTGGCTCTAAAAACTATGTTCCACCTTGTTCAAAAGAACACGATAAAGATATACATTTGGACGCATTGGATGAAAGATTTGGGGATACAGCAAAACATGGTGTTCAAAAACCATTATACAATTTAAGATTAGGAGCATCAAAAGAATTTAGATCTGGTGATGACCCATTTTGTAAAGAAAATAAAACAGTAAAATGGAAAGATAATTGAAATGTCAGAGCCTCCACATTATAAACCAGGGACTGGAACCGGAAATGAAGTTGCTGCTAGGGAAACAAAAACAGCACCTATACCAACTATTGCTGGTGCACAAAATATAAAAACCATATTAGAAGGGTTAAATCAAGTAGACCCACAGAGATTATCTAATGTTTTTCCAAGATTTTATGATGAAGTAGAAAAAATAAAAAATGTTTTAAATGCAAAAGGAAATCCTGGAAACAGTTCTGGTGCAGCTGGAAATGATAAAGGTGGACAGACACCAACAGGTTCAGTTAAAGAACTAGTAACAGATGCTCTTACAGGAGCATTAAGTATTCTAGTTAAACAATATGGATATGGTCCAGTTTTAGTTTCTTTTACTTTACCTCTTTTTACTAATTTTGATGATTTATTAGAAGATTATAAAGAGATGGTAAAAGACTCTCTTATGTCTTTGTATATTTCAGTTTTACTTTATGGTGAAAAAAATCTTCCAGTATCTATTATACCGGAGATAGTATTTGGTGATAACATTCCACCAAATGTAGTAACAACTATTCCTGATTTTTATGTTCAGGTATATTATACAAAAGAAAATGATCCATATCCTGGTTATGTTGAATATGAAGGACCAAATC